ATTAGATGACAATCTAACAAAACCTACTACTTCAGATATTGAGTATTGGTTAATGGCTGGATTAGATAAATTTATCAAAACTAGATATTCTGGTATTAATTTCAAGCAAACTGGATTTGAACAAGACCAAAAAAGAATTGATGATCTTCGTACATTAGTTACTAGAAAATCTTATCAATTTACTACATATCCAGAAGAGTATACAGTTACTCTGCCAGATGATTATATGTTTACTGTAGGAGAGACAGCTGTAATATTTAGTTACGATCATTGTTGGCCTGTGGGCCCAAGTGGTCAACCAAGAACTAAAAACACAGATGTGTTAGAAGCCACAGTAGAAAACATAGACAGACAAAGACAAAATACTTTGTCAGAATATAGATTACATGGTAGATCCGCCAGACCATTAAGATTATATGAAGGAAATGAAATTCATTTATATACAGACGGAAATTACAATATAAGAAATTATATTCTCACTTACTTGAGAACTCCTAAAAAGATTAGCCTTACTGATGCACCATTTGATGAGTACACAGATATGCCAGTTGCAACTCACAATGAGATAGTTAAGTTAGCGGTAGAGTTGTATTTGGAAAATAAGGCTAATCCAAGATATCAATCGTATATGAACGAAGTTAGTACAATGGAATGATTATACGAAAAATTTTCTTAGTTTAATCTGACGAGGAAATCTGAAACATGAAAGTAGAAAGATTAAACGAAGCGTTAAACTAAGGATATCCAAAAATAAGTTTAACCAAGCTTGATAAAATTATGTCCGAAACTTATATTTGTTCTGTTTGTAAAAAATACAAAACTGCTTCTGAATTTCCTAAGTGTTCAAGAAACAAATATAGAAATTGTCTAAATTGTACTTGTAAAAAGTGTTTTAAGGATATATATGGAAAGAATAGAAGACAGGTAAAGGAAAGCGAAGCATTAGATAAATTACTAAAAATAAGATTACATGATGCACAAGTTAGAGCAAAGAAGAAAAATCTGTATATAGATATTACTTTAGAGTATTTGAAACAATTGTGGAATAAACAAGAGGGCAAATGCGCTTTAACTAATTTTCCTATGAGTTATCAACAATCAAAAGGTAAACGCAATCCTTATAGTTTGAGCATCGATAAAATTGATCCAAATAAAGGTTATGAAGTCGGAAATGTTCAATTTGTATGTTTTGCTGCAAATATGATGAAAGGTGAACTTTCTTTATCGGAATTAAAAAAATTTTGTCAAGCAATAATAAAAAATAATAATTATGCTTAATCATGTGAACACAGTACTTATTGGTACTGAAGCACCTGCATCTTATACGACAGCAGATGCATTGACAGAAGGTCAAATTGCATTATTTGATCAAAATAGAGCAATTGTAAAAGATGCAGCTGGTGCTAAAGCTGCTAGTTCATTGTATATCGGTGTTTGCGAAGGCAAAGAAGATGTTTACAATGAAGCAGGTACAAAATCAACTAAGCCAGTTATTCGCTTCTCAATGCCTATCATGAAAGGTTCTAAACCTCACATGGTATTTAGTGAATATGTAGCTGCAGCTGAAGATAAAATTGTAATCACAGCTACTAATGTTACTCCGGAAGTTGGTCATCGTTATGTATTACGTTTAGTGTACAATGACATCTATGAGGCACCTGGGCAATTTACTCATACTTATGAAGTAATTGCAAAGAGTACCAATGCAATTGATTTGATTACAGCTTTCAAAAACAAAATCAACAAACACAAAGAAGCCAGAGTAGTAGCAACTAGTGATGCTGCTGTTCTTACATTGAATGCTAAGGAAATGCCGTACAACGAAGGTATTATGTTAGACTCAAATTATTCTCAGGTTTCTGTGGAAGCATTTATGTGGAAAACTATTCCTTCCGGTTTGTTGAGTAATGTAATGTATACTATTGCCAATTTAACGATTGCTAAAACTCAAGGTACTCCAGGTAAGGGTAATCCGAAAATTGTTCGTGATCGTGAAAATGCAGCTCTTGGTTACAGAGGTATCACACACCGTGCAAATGGTATATATCCGTACATTGCTCCTGAGTTGAAAGCCGATTTAAGTGCTACTTACGATACATTGTCTATCGAATGGGATAATAAATATCTTAGTGATGATAATCAATATATTAAAACAACTCCATTAGCTTGTGAATTGTATGTAAATGCTGGTGAACTTGATGACTCTGCATTTATGACAGCTTTAAAAGCTTTTGTAGAAGTTGCTTAATCAAAAAATATAATTCAAACCAAAAAGGGGATTGGGAGTAATATCCCTTTCCCCTTTTATTTTATATACGATTGATATGGAAATGAATGAATCATTGTATTATGCAGAAATAAAACTGCTAACTACGTATTGCCATAACTGCCTAGATAACAAAATGAAGGATAAAATAATGATGTTTCTGTTTAAGAAAACACTTTATGATAATGCTACTACTTTGAATCTTGCAGATGATGCAGAACAGTATTATAATGAAATGCTGAATTTACTTGATATGAGAACGTGTAATTGTACTATTGATGACTGTAAAAATTGTAAAGATGGATATTGCGAATTATGTAAATAAAGTTGGTAAATTGGTTAATCAGTCTACAAAGTACAATGTAAAATTGGATAGAGTTTCGATTACAAATCTAGTACTATTGTTGCATTTAGATAAATTAGCTAAATGGGCGGCTAATAATTTAAATGACGAAGAGTTTCCTATTACTCAGGACGACGTAGATAAAATTATAGGGTATCTTCATTGCTTAAAAAAACAAATGAATTTCTATCCAGAAAAAGATATTGATTCTGATTGTATATTAACTGAAGTAAAGGAACATATAATCCAAGAGTAATATGAATAAAAAGATATCACAATTTGAACTAACAACTAAACTGCAAGAGCAAGACCTCATTACCCTTGTACAAGATGGTAGTAATAAAAATATTACTAGTGGAAGCTTTACTACATCACTATCAGGTACATTTGCTACTAATGAAAGAGTAGATGCTGTAGAAGAAGATGTTGAGATACTAGATACTAAAGTAAATGATAATTATAAAGATCTTAGTAATAAGATAGTAGAAGGAGATACTAGTGTAACTACTAATCTTAATAGTGCTATTACTAGTTACTATGATGTATTGAATAATAAGATCATTACTTTAGATACTAAGCATGACACCGATATGTCAGAGATTGGTGGTACTATGCAAGAGTGGATAGATGATATTGACAATAGATCTACATTACAACAATTACAAGATGCACTTAGTAGACTTACTGTAGCTGAGAATACTATCACTGCTTTAGCAGAAGTAATTGCAAATGGTGGAGGTAGTGGTTCTACTCCAGGCTATCATACCCAAAGTACTGCTACAATATTTCCTTTATCTGGTTATTATAAAGCGAATGATGCATCTCCGTTGGCTACATCTGATACATTAAATCAAGCATTGTCTAAACTTGAAAATCAAGTAGAGGCGGTATCTAGTAGTTCTGGTTCTTTACCTGTAATTAAATCAACAGAAACAACACAACCTTCCGATGGTACATTGTATACTTCTTTAAAAACTGAAAAGACCTTTTTAAATAAATATGGGGATACTGCAGAAGGTAGAATAGACTTTAAAAATGGTTTACAGGGTGGAACAATATTTAGATCTGGTTGGGATGGACAAGGCGCTAGTTTGTATCCTTTTGGAACTAAATGGAATTTAGAGCTTGATAATTTATTTGTAAGAGGTAACATGACAGTTAATGAACTTACAGTAAATGAGATAAAGGCTGTCGGAGGAGATTTGTTAGTTACTTTAGGAGACATGAAATGTACTAAAGTAGAAACACTTGCTGATGGATACAAATGCTATTTTGATACAGAAGATGGAACTAAGTACAATGAATTTGTAGTTAACGATATGGCAATATGCCAACAGTTTGATGGTAAAAATGTTAAAAGATATTGGCGTAAAGTTAATGAAGTTGGAAGAGATTATATTGTATTATCAAAGGATGTATGTGAACCAAATAGCTCAGAGCCAGGAGAAGGAGATACTATACTTCAGTTAGGGCACATGTATGAAGCTGATCCAGATTATAACTTACAAATGGATGAGCGTCGTAATGCGATCTATATTAGTGCTAAAGGTATGAATGCTCCTAGATTGACATTCTACAAAGGTATTGACGAGTTTACTCTGGCAGATGATCCTGTAGCTGGTGTAGTAAGGGAAAGAGTTGTAATTGGTGGAGAACAAACTAAATTTGTAGGTACAATTTATCAAACTTCTAATACAGGAATCGTTAGAGTACCTGTATATAAAGGCCTTTGGGTTTCTGGTAATACTTACTATTATTACGATCAAGTAAGTCATAATGGTAGTTTATGGATTTGCATGAAACCAGATGGCACTACAGCAGAACCAAAAGATGAAGAAGATGATTGGCAGAAACAAGTATCAAAAGGTGAAGCAGGTACTCCAAGTGATGATGTTGCTAAATGGGTAGAAATTACTGGTGACAGACTATTCTTATATGAAACACCTGACGATAGTGGAACACCAACTCCATCTACTATAAGTCTCATGGCAAATGTGCATGGTATGACTAATCCATCTTTTAAATGGACAAGATTAGATACCGGAGTAACTATGGGAACTTATAGTTCATTAGAGGTATTTTACACTTCATTAAATAAGGGTCAAAGGACATTATCATTAAGATGTACAGTAACTAATTCAGATGGTGGTGAGTATTATGATGATGTACAGCTTGCGAAATTGTTTAATGGCGCTGAAGGGGCAGATGCTTATTATGTAGACTTAAGTAATGGTACCGCCGTGATTCCTTATGACGAATCTGGTAATCCAAAAATAGTAATAAGTGAGATATATACAGATGTTATGGCATATCATGGTATAAATGCAATAAGTATCAAAAATATGACAATCAAGTCTGTAAAAGGAACTGCTACAGCTCATGTCGATTTAGCATCTAATAGGGTGTATTTAGATACTTTAAACTCTACCACTGCAGAAATAACCATTGGTGTTACTTTGGAAGATGGATACGCTATCGATAAAGTATGGTATATAGGTACTACAAAAGATGGTGAAAATGGGTTCAATGGTGAAGATGCTATGTATATGACAATGACTGGCGAACAATATTTTCATTACAAGAGTGGTGAAACTGTACCAAATCCAACTTATATAGATATTTCAACATCTACTACAAATGTTAATGGTGCAACTTATAAGTGGTATTATAGTGAGGCTGGTAAATACAGTTGGAATTTAATTCAGAACGGAGTAGGTCCAACATTACGAGTACAATATAACTCTGCATGGATGAACATTGCTGATGAAGTCACTTTCAAGTGTGTAGTTACAGATTCAGTTGGTAACGAATTTTATGATTTCATAACTATTAACAAAGTAAGAGATGGAGAAAATGTTTATCGTGGTTCGTTACAAAATGAAAACTGTTCTATTGTAACTGATGAGAACGGTAACTTCACTGCTGATGCCGCTAGAGTAGCAACTACAACTAGTAAATTAAGATATGGTAATGAGGAAGTAACCAATTATACATTGCAAGGTTATGGAACCCCTTACTATGGAACAGGTCCATCTTTAAATTATAATAGTAGTACAAAAGAATTAAGCTATCCTACAGATAAACTTTCTGCGTTTACTTCAGATGCTTTAGTATATAAAATAGATTTTTATACAACTGTAAAAGAATCAAATACAAAAGTAGACACAGTAGATTTTGTAATATCCAAGAGTAAACAGGGAATTACTGGCCAAGATGGTAAACAAGAAGTTACTATTTATATCTGTAGTAATAGTACACCTTCTAGGCCAACGTTTACCACATTACCTACTGCAACAGGCGCATACAACTGGTCATTAGATGCACATTATCTAAGTAGCTATACTACTTGGTCAAGTAAAGGTACTTATAATCCAAATACTAATTCTATAGATCTAATACCAAATACATCTTATAGATGGACAGAACCAGTTAAATTCTCCGGTAAAGATGGAGTTAATGGTCAGGATAGTTATTCACCATATATAGGTAGCGATGGTTATTGGCATTATTATGATGACGCTTCACAGCAATACGTGAAAGGTAGATATGCACAGGGTGCTACTGGAGCTACTGGATCAGCAGGACCAGCAGGACCAGCATTAGTGTTTAGAGGAGATTTTAGTAGTAGTAAAACTTATTACTGGACAGATGATAGAAGGGATGTTGTTAAACACAACGGTCAATACTACATTGTAAAGAGTAAGGGTCATACTAGTAGTATTAGTGGTTTTCAAGTAATGTCTTCTTTTGAAATGGTTGCAACAGGATTATTATTAGCACAAACAGCTAATATAGCAGGTTGGAATTTTGATCCTACTGGTATTATTTATTCTGCGAATAAATGTGTTGTACTAGATCCCGGTAATGATGCAAATGCTAGTGCACAAGTAATAGCTATTGGAGATGAAGATCTATTACAAGATATTACAAACATTGGTAATGTAACTCGTTACAATAAAGGTAAAATAAACATGTACAAAAGTGGCATTATTACTTTAGGTCCATTAGATGGAAATGGTAGAGCTACTGCAGGTATTTCAGGTTATGGAAATGGTAGTGGAGAAGTACGAATATGGGCAGGTAAACCATTTGATGATGGTACTTCACAAGGAAATAGATTTTGGGCTCCTTTTAGAGTATATCAAGATGGTAGACTTGTTGCAAATAGTGCAACGATAGCAGGGAGTATTTCTGCATCTACTGCTACTTTTACAGGAAATGTATCAGTAGGTTCATTAAGTGGATGGAACATTCCGGGTGTTAAAACTATTTGTCATTACGGTAGTAATTTAAGAGGAACAATTTATTCTCAAGGAGGATGTCAAGTTAGTTCTATAAGTAGAACTGGAACTGGAGAATATACAGTATATCACAATATCGGTCATACGAATTATGTAGTATTGTGGCAAGGACAAGCACGAACTAATTCTCCTTATTCAGATTCTGCTGGATTTAGAGGAACTGTGGGAGTAGCTTCTACATCTTCTAGTTCATTTAAAATAATTTGTGTGGATACAGATAATAATAGACATGACGTTGGTGATAAAGATGATGCAATTGATTTAGTAATTATCGGTTATGCTCAATAATATGGAAGAAAAAATATATTTACTTTGTTCAGGTGGAATGATAGAAGCTCCAGAGGATTGGTACAAAGGATTAAAAGAAAGTGAATTTGTAGATTCTTACGAAGGATTACTTCAAGGAGGTTACATGCACCCATCTAGTGAACAAATAGAATTTAATTTAGCCAATCCTAATCTAGATTTATATAATGCTTTTTATATGATTCCTAAAGACACAACTATAGTTAATGAAGAAATAAGAAAGCGTAGAGAGAATTTATATAACACTAGTACAGATAGATTGTATATGGCTTATGTAAAGTACAGAGAATTTGGAGAGGAAGAGAAAGCTGCAGCAGCATATCAAGAATGGAGAGAAGCAGTAGAAAAAATAAAACAAGATAATCCATACTCATTATAATATGATTAAGAATAATGTATATTATGAATGGTTCGCAAGTATAACCGTACCCAATCCAGATCAGGTTGGGTACTGGGTTGACTTGGGAGCAGATTCAAAAGGTAGAATAATTAAAGTTTACAATAGTGATATAGAAAAATGGATTGTACTCTTTGATGTAAGTAAAGATGACTATGTACCACCATTTATTGGTTCTAATGGCAACTGGTGGGTAGACAATAGAGATACTGGAGTAAAAGCTACTGCAGAGACTCCATATATAGGTGAGAATGATCATTGGTTTACTTATGATCCTATCAACAAAGTATATGTAGATACAGGTATAGAAGCTCGTGGTCTTAGTGCTTATGATATTGCAGTTAAATTAGGTTTCAAAGGTAGTGAACAAGATTGGATTGATAGCTTAAGTAAAGCATCTGAAGATGCAGCAGTTGCAGCACTAGATGCAGCTAATAAAGCAAATGAAGCTGCGGATAAGGCTAATCAAGCTGTAGTTGAAATTGAAGGTATAGTTGACGATGCTATAGCTGCTACTGATAAAGCTGAAGAGATTGCTAGTAATCCACCTAAGATCGTAGATAATGATTGGTGGATCTATGACTATGACACCAAACAATATGTTAATAGTGGTATAGCTGCTATTGGTGATGCTTTTACTTATAAGAAGGAATATCCTTCAGTAGCAGCAATGGAGGCTGATTGGGGTACTGCTGATGTAAAGTTAGGTGAATATGTACTTATTAATACTGGTAATGTAGAAGATCCTGATGATGCTAAAGTTTACTTAAAGACTCAAGAAGGTTGGAAGTTCATAGTAGACTTATCTGGTATGCAAGGTATTCAAGGTTGGTCAGCATATGAAGTTGCAGTACAACATGGTTTTGTAGGTACTGAAGCAGAATGGATTCAATCATTAAAACAACCTGCATTAGATGCAGCAGCAGAAGCCTTAGAAGCTAAAGCTCAAGTAGAAGCTACTGAACAAGCTGTTAAAGAAGCAGAAGCATTGCGTGTTACTGCGGAACAAGGTAGAGTTAATGCTGAAAATACCAGAGTAAGTAATGAAAATACACGTATCTCCAATGAAGATAGTAGGAAAGCAGAAGAGACTAAAAGGGTAACTGCTGAGAATGAGCGTATTGCTGCAGAGAACTCTAGAAAGTCTGAGGAGGAGATTCGTAAGACTAATGAAGCTAATCGTGTATCTGCTGAAAGTTCTAGAGCTAGTGCAGAGACATTAAGAGCTTCTGCTGAAGCTGAACGTAACACAAATGAGCAGAAAAGAATTGAGGAAGAAACAAAAAGAATCAGTTCTGAAGAGGGGAGAGTTGCAGCTGAAACAGAACGTGTAGATAATGAAGATGCTAGAATAGCAGCTGAAACTGCTCGTGATACAGCAGAACAGGAAAGGATAGCAAATGAAGCCACTAGACAGGCAAATGAAGCGATTAGAGAGACTCAAGAGGCTGCAAGGGAAAAGAATACAGCTGATGCTATAACTGCCGTAAATGAGGCTAAAACAGCTGCACAACAGGCTACTACAAATGCAACTACTGCTGCTAATAATGCTAATACTCAAGCAAACAGAGCTAAAGAATATGCAGATAATCCTCCCAAAGTAGGAGAGGATGGATATTGGTATCTTTGGGATGAAGTCAATGATGTGTATGTAAACACAGGTTGGCCATCTTCAGGTATTCTCTTGAAAGGTAGTCTTAATAGTCCAGAAGATTTAAATGACATTGTAGACCCACAGCTTAGTGATTCTTATATTGTTGGTACAGACTTATACTTTTGGAATGGTACAAAATGGGTTAACATGGGTAGATTCCAAGGACCTCAAGGAGAACCCGGTAAAGATGCTGAACTTAGTAAAGCAGCTATTGAAGCTGTATTAGATGGTGATCTTGCATTATATATTAATTTTCCAAAAATAACTGATTTAATAAGTCAGGGTTTATTAAGATCAGATTATGAGACAGTTGGCTATCCGACAGAGGATTTTTTGATTGCATTATGTAAATGGGCAATAAACAATTATACGGATGAAACTTCCCATGTATTGCTACAAGGAGAGATTACTCCTGCTGTCTCGGGGTGGTGTGTTTTGAATCTTTATGCTAATGATGGAAAAGATAACACAACAGGATTACCAAAATATTGTTCAGGTCAAGTAAATTTAATTAATAAAAGCTCCATATTATTCGGTTCTTATAATGGAACCTGGTATTATAAAACATTAGTAGATACTTCTAATCTAGAAGATACTCTAGCATACTGGTATGAAAACAATGAAAACGCTTCATCTACAACGTGTTTGACAGGTGGTAATAGAAATGTAATTGAATCATTAAGAAATAAGTTTAAGAGATGTATTGCTAAACCATATGGAGATGATGCTGCATTGATTAGTTATTGTAATGAAAGTCATTCTAAGAAATGGCCAGATAATACAGACATAACTTATACTGGAAGAAACCAAGAAAACATGATGGTGCATTTCCCTAAATATTACCATAAAACTATTGAAAGAAGTCCTGGCATTT